CAACTGCATTGGTAAAGCCAGAATTTGAAGGCGCAGAGACGCTAGTGAAATCAATTCAAGCCAATAACGATAGCAAGAACGGAATTCACTTGGTTGCTGTACCTAAAGGCGATAGTGGAACTGGAACGCTCCGTGGATTCCACCCAAGTCCACGATCAGGAAAACCACACCCAATTTGGGGTAAGATGTCGCGGACTCATGTTGTGCTGGACGAAGCTGAAGAAGTTCCTGCTGGCGTGTGGGAAGGTTTACAGAACATTTTGTCTGCTGCGGATACGGAAGGCGCAAAGGGCCGAATTAAAATTTTCGGAGCGAGTAACCCAAAAGATAGGACAAGTGAATTTGGAAAAAGATGCGAACCAGCCAGAGGCTGGGGGAGTGTTGACTGCGAAGATGATTTTGAATGGAAGTCACGGGATGACTGGCACGTTTTGCGGCTAGACGCTGCAAGGTGCGAGAACGTCATTGAGCGTAAGATTATCTTTGCTGGTTTACAGACAAACGAAGGTTACACGGCATACGAGGCAAAGGGACGCACTGCTGAATATTTTACGATGGCTCGCGGATGGTTCCCACAGGAAGGTATTTCTATGGCAATCATTACCCCTAGCATGATGGATAACGCAATGGGTAACGTGCGGTTTATTGGCCCTGTAGTGCCTCTTGCAGCGTTCGATTTGGCATTGGAGGGTAACGACCAAGTTATTTGTTCTTTCGGTCGATTTGGGCTTTCTGATGGATGGACACCAATGAGCGGACAATTTATTGAATTCAAGACCCCACGGACAGTATTGCAAATGGATTCGCAGATTACGTTCCCGAAAGCAGCTACACTAGAGCAAACGTATAACATAATCAAGTTTTGCAAGAACATGAGGATTGCTCCGAACTGGCTATGCGTTGATCGAACTGGTAACGGCGCAGGAATCCATGATTCTTTAAAAACATTATTTGGAAGTGAAGTCATGGGTGTAAATTATTCATGGGCTGCAACGGAAACACACATTCTTGGTGACGACTCGCAGAAAGCCAGTGAGCTTTATAATGGGGTTGTCACCGAGCTTCTTTTTGGAGTGGCAAAGTATTTAGAGTTTGAGTATCTGAAAATATCACCGGGGTTCCGTAACGATGCGTTGGTACGTCAAGCTACTGGAAGACGCTATATGCAAAAGGGTAAAGGCATGGTTCGCGTGGAAAGTAAAAAAGATTATGTTAAACGCACTAGGCAAAATTCTCCAGATGCTTTGGATTCGTTGTCATTGTTAGTATTTTTGATGCGTCAACGTGGTGGAGCTATCGCAACAATGGTTGATGACAAGAAAAAACTCCCATTGTTAATGGATCGCGGAATGAAAAGTATTGTCGATAATATTGAATATATTGACTTTTCTGAGTGATTTTCGCATAAAAATTGCAAAAAACGCTTGCAAACCTTAACATTTTAACATATTAGAATCAAACTCATGGCAAAGGTTATTATTGGAATGATACCGCCCGGCGGTTGGCACTACTTTGATTCAGACGCAAAGTTGACAGCACATTCGTATGAAGGACTTCTTAAAGTTGTCGAAGATTATCGCGCAGAAAATCATTTGCCTGTTGGTGACGTTGAAGGTGACATTAATAGCTACATTTGTTCTAACTGGCCTAATTTTTGTCATGGAGTTGACATGGTTGTGGTAACAAGCGTTCATCCTGATTCTGCACAGCAATCATTGTTGAATGACATTACAACTTGGGCACGAAACCTACTTAATTCCAAAACTGTAAACAATCTAGTGTCGAATGAACTTGCAGAGGAACGAGCAAAAATTTGCAAAGGTTGTCAACACAATAAAAATTGGCGAGGCGGATGTTCATCTTGCATTTCCGCAGCAGATAGAATCAGCGCAAGTGTTCGCAATGGTAGAGATACCAAATCGTCAACTAAATTAGGAGGATGTAACATCATGCGACATGACAACCGTAGTGCAATTTTCTTTGACAAGAATAAACTTTCTCAAGCAACCTCCACTCCAGATAATTGCTGGATGAATATAAAATAAATTATGGCAGACGTTCTTAAACCGCTTCCCGCATTCGTTACTGATAGTTATGCGAATAAATCTCCAAGGATTACTAATTCACACGATAAACCTCGTATCCTCGATCTTGATATTGTTGATCCTACTGCTGGCAATAATTCCGATACTGTTAATAAAGATACTTTGCAAGTTAAGCGGACTTTCAAGGATGCCGCTCAAGCGTACTCTGCATATCGCAGGCTTAAACAGCAGAATATCGAGCGGAACAAAAAGAACCAACTCATTCAGAAAAAATTAAATAATGAGCCTCCATATAGTGCTAAAAAACTGGAAAGTATGGGTCAAAATTGGCGGTCTAATCGCCCTACTGGTTTTCTTTCCACGATGGTTAGCCGAATTCAACCTCCTTTTAGGCAAGTCATCGAACAGGCTGCAAGTCTCACTTTCTCAAAATATCCAGTAGAAGGAGTAGACGCTGAAAATAAAACTGAAGTATTCCGTGAGGAGATTACTAAAACAATTCGCGGATGGTCTGGACATGATGATTTATTGTCGCAAATTGTACATGAAAACACCACTTTTGGCTTTTGTGGCGTTTGTTGGGATGATCTTCGTGATTGGAAACCAGAGTTCCTAAGACAAGATTACACTTTCTTTTCTATTGAGACTCCACAGGAAGTTGAAGGAACACCAATCTGGGCAAGAAAACGCAGATATCAAATTGCTGAATTGCTTCCTATCTTGGAAGACCCAGTTATGTCTGCAATGGCTGGTTGGCACATTAAAAATCTAGTTAAGTCTATTAATAATGCTACTCCAGCTGGAAGAACGCTTGATTCTGATGATGACGCACGGCGTTACGAAGACTGGATTCGTGAAGGAAGTTATGGCGCAAGTTATGAAAATGACGCTAAATATGTTGAGCTAGGTGAGTTGATTATTCGTGAGCCGCATGGCAAGATTAGCCGATTCGTATTTGATGATAAGAGTGGTGACGAGATTTGTACACAGATTGATCGCTACAACAAAATGAGCGAATGCTTGTCGTTGTTTGCTATTGAAATTGGCAACGGAAATCTTATGGGTTCCCGTGGTGCTGGGCGTGATCTTTACAACACGCATATCGCTGTTGATAAAGCTCGTAACCTTGTTGTTGATAATGTATATCTCAAGGGAATGTTGTTGCTAAAGAAAGGGCCGAATGCTAAAACTGGAGCAGCACCCCTAACAGTTCATCACCCTATTTGTTATATCGCTGAAGGATATGAAGTTATTCCACAAAGTCTTCCTGCTGACGTTGATGATTTCCTTCGCCTAGATCAGTTTATTAGTGGACTAGCTGAAATTCAAGTTGGCACGTTCTTGCCCGGTCAAGCTATTGGTGAAAAGCAAGGTCGCGCAACTGCATCCGAAGTTAATCGTGTTGCAGCTATCGAAAACCAACTCCGCGAAGGAATCTTGATGCGTTGGACAAAACAATACTCCAAATGCGTTGAACGTATGCAACGTGGTATCTGCCATCCAGAACACGTTAAGTCTGCCGCTGAACTAAAGACACGACTTGATATTGCTAGGCAAATGGTTCCTAATGCAGTTTGGGCTAGGCGTGAAGTTGTAGATGCTTTTGATCGTTCTGTGATGGATCTTCCATCATTCCTAGTTCCTTTTGAAATTCCAGAACATCTTGATGAGGAAGCAATCAATTGCTGCCTTAACATGATGGAACGCAATCTTCCCCCAAGTGACATCCTCCTCATGGCGTATAGCCCTGCCGAAGAGCTACTCCCCGACACTCAAGCGCAGGACAACGCCATGTTGGATATGATGGTGCAACGCTATACAGGCAATCCTAACGTAAACCAAGACGAGTTGTTAAAGCTCGATTGGTCGCGAAAGTTGGGTGAGAGCATTGCAAGTCAAGTTATCTTGCCAAAGGATCAAGTTGAGACGCTGGCTATTGAGGCTACACGTCAACAACTTGTTGAATTGCAATCTATCATTGCCGGTCAAGAGATTCCTGTTTCTCCACGGGATAATGACATCGTTCACTTGGATGTCATGTCTCAGAAGCTAATGCCATTGATTGAGCAAGCTCCTGCTGGCGCATTGCCACCTGAGA